TTAGTATTATTTAGCGTTGCTCTTAGAAAACCATTTGCTATCAAAGAATGCAACCAAGTCATTCATAATATATAACATATAAGTGAAGAAAAGAACCCAAACAGCGTGTCCTTGCATTGCAGTTACAAGCCATAGAACAACTGAGCTAATACCTTGTGCAAACCAGAAGTAGTATGAAGCACGAAAACGACGAACTGTCAATACAGCACCAGTCAAACCAATCGTTGCTGATAAAGCATCAATAATTGGTCTTGGGCTTGTTAGGATAACTGTATCAAGCATATAAGTTACAATAAAGAACCCAACAAACATCAAAGCCGTTTGTCCTGCAAACTTCAAGTTAACTTTTCTAGGCTCCATTTCCTTCCCGTTGTTCCATTCATGGTTCAGTAAGATAGGAATATCTAGCAACGCAATATAAAAAGCCTGCATTACAATATCACTAAAGTTCCCTGTTACTACAGCGACATAAATAAGCATAATTGCAGATACAAAGCCTAATACACCGTTAATTGGTTTACCGTTTGTAATAGATACTGTCGTTAGAAAACCAATAACACCAGCGATTGTTGAGGTTGTTCCTAAGGCAGTAATACCGTGCCCAAACCCTACATATAGTAAAAACAGAGTCCCAATGATGGCTAAGATATAACTTGATTTAGTCCACCCTGTCATTTGGTCTTTATACCATCGCCAATTAAACACCCGACTAACTGACTCTGGGTTGTATCCTAAATCTACCACTGTATTACCTTGCGTTTCTTGTTGCACTCTAAAAACTTCTTTCTATTTTTATTAGGTCATACCTATGGCATGCCTTGTCCGTCTTAATAGACTTCTTTAAATCCTATATGTTTATCTATTCTTGATTGTCAGGTGTTGTTGTACTGTCTTCCCCACCAGTTTCTGAACTAGGGTCAGCTTCTGACGTACTCTCGCCGGCAACACCACTGTCGGGTGTAGCGTCTCCGTCTGGTTGTGCACTAGTTTCCGTTTCCGTTTCTGTTGTTGTTGTTGCTGTTAAAGTAGTTGATTCTGGGGAGATTTCAGTACTAGTTCCCGTTCCTGCTGCTGTTGCTGTTAAAGTAACTGATTCTGGAGATACTACAGTACTAGTTTTCGTTTCCGTTGTACTATCACTATGAATTTCTGACGTCAATTGCTTGATTACAGAGTCAATGGAAGCAAACTTGTCAATTATTTCGCTCATGCTAAGTGGCTTTTCGGGCTTAGTTTCAACAATATCATAAGAAAGGGCAAGCTTACCTGTTGAAGCGTCCTTTAAGCTTAATAAACGTGGGTCTACAAGTACGCTACGCCCTTCATCAGTGTTAACCTTAACGTTTTTACTGATAACTAAATCAGTTCCAGAATTTGCAATTGCTTTAATAACACCTTTTGAAAGGTCTTCTGTCGTGATAATTACGTCATGATACATGTGCATAACGTCCTTTAGTTCTCTTAACAGGTCTTCTGTGTAGTTAACCAATAGAATGCCACCGTCATCTGAACGTTGTTCAATACGGTCATTGAAGGCTTCTGAATCTAAGATAGTGCTTACAATGTCTCCAAATAGCTGAGCTTTACGGTCTAACCCATATTCTTTAATTCCGAGCTCTTCATAACTAAAAATTCCTTCACCAAGTGTACGAACTGGTTGGCTAAACCCCAGATCTCCACAAACAATTTTAGCGCCATCTACAGAATCTCCATTAATGTTTTCCAAATCTAAAACCTCTTTCTTTATTTGATACTTACTATATTATCACGCATTTAACTTACTGTCAAGCCCTAAATATCTATAATTGGATAGTTTTCTTGCTTATATAGTTTCATCCTAGCTTTAGCATGCTTATACAGAAACGTACTATTATGGTCTTGGAAGTCATATACATATACTCGTTCTTTGCCACTCCCTAGTCTTAGAATCCTACCGACACGTTGTCCTACTTGTATCTCTGACTGACCGCCGGAAACATACAAAAGGTATTTTAGAGTTGGAACAGATACACCCTCGTCTAACACCTTTGAACCTAGAATTACACGAACGTCTCCAGAAACTAGACCTTTAAGAATCTCTTGTCGTTCTTCGTCACTAGTTGATCCCTGCATTATTACATAATCTGTTCCTAGCTCATCAAGAAACTCTGCAATGTTCTCACCGTGTTCAATGTTATTAAACGCAATATACACAGCCCCGTTGTTTAAATCAGAAAGTTTAGTTGCTAATTCAGCGATATATTTATTTCTACTAGAGTTTTCAACAATCCCTATTCGGTTTACAAACTGGTATCTAAAGAGTCCGTTGTCTACTGGAACATTAGCCTCTGCCATCTCATTAGTAACTATCTCTTCTAGATTATCTGGCGTATTATATACAACTGGTATAATGCTGATCGGGGTTGATACACCCATTTTTATCATTGAATCATTCGTTATGTCTGACAATTGGTCTCCTAAATAAGCATTAATATCGTTTTCTTTGCTTTTAGGGACTGTCCCTGACATTCCTATTCTCATTCTTGCGTTATTCATTAGTCCTAAAACGTTCTTATATGACGTACTACCAGCGTGCTGAACTTCGTCAACAAACAAGACTTTAACTCTTTTAAGAACTGATATTGCGTCCCAGTATTTAGTAGCCTTTCCGCCACTCAACCTATCAACAAGCTCTCTATATTGATTATTAAAGCCTACAAAAGTTTCACGGACTTCTTCGTCATTGTTAAGGCTGTTATAAAGTTCAGATAGATACTCTAGCTCTTTTTTCTGATACTTGTACTCGATTACAAAATTTCTAATCAAGTGCCTTAATGTGCTTCTGGGGTTCACACTATCTATAATATCTTTTGAATATAAGGTTGCTATATGTGTTAATAAAACGTCTTTCCTAGATGTAACCTTTATCTCTGGTTTCTTTATTGCACTAGCAATGGTTTGGATAGTGGCGACTGTTACTTTCTGAATATCTTTAACGCCGTCTGCCCACTCTCCTATTGGATAATCTAAATACAAAGCCATATTTTTAAGCATTTGTTTCTCTATGTTCTTATTAGGGGCGATAAACAGTGCAATGTCATCACTATCTAGATTAGGAACAGCCAATTTAAATGTTTCATAAGCAACCGCAGATTTACCACTATTAACAGCAGAAAGAATATAGCCCCGCTGTTCATTAAATATAGTGACTACCTGTTCTCTTTGATAGTCGTGAAGGTAGAAACTTGAATCCTCACTGCCACTATCTAAATATATCTTTTCGGGTATCTCTTCACATGGCTCAATACGGTCTCCTCGAATATCTTTTACTGTATACCTAACGCTAGGCGCTTTTTCCTGCAACCTCGCAATAGCTTTGTACATTTTAGATATTAAACCTGTTTTAACAACTAGATTTCCGTCTTTATTCTTAACAGCATTTTTAGTGTATCCGTCCCACGTTCTATACCTTATAAAACTAGCTTGATGGAACCTATCTGGGTCTAATATATCAATAGACCTGTGTAGGTAATCACATAACCACTCTGCCTGCTTTTCAGTTTCATTGTCAAACTCTACTAAGGCGTTAACATTATCAATTATTATCTTCATTAACGCCCCTCCTCTATAAACTATCTATGAGGTCGTCAACAAACTTAGGGGTAGCCCTAATAATCATATGTGATAAAAGGTTTTTAAGATATACACGAGTGTATCTATTCATTAATATTGTGTTAGCAATTAACTGCCTAGCTTGACGGTATGTTGGCTTATTATAAAGGCTAGGGTCATAACTTTCAGAGAACTTCTTTAGTACTAGCGTGTTCTCAATCAGCTCAGTCGTTATAACAGGTATAATGTGTTCAAGCGAAAGTTCAATAATATCAGTACCTTCTGCGATCTTCTTATCATAGCTATTAGTCTCTGGGTTGAAACAATCAACTAACTTTACGTTGTCTCTTGTAAAGTAATATCTAGGAAAGTCGTGATAACTAGTTGTGTCACGATATAAATAAATGGGTGAGCTTTTTAAGTCTTTTAGCTCTTTATACTCTACATTAATAATAATAACTAAGCCTCCTCTAAGCTTCTAAATGAGCAACTCTAGCCGCTGCATAACACGCGATCGCAGTTACTATATCGTCGATAAAGGTATTTACCCCTTTATTTTCAGTATCTAGCCTTTTAGCAATGCTGGTTTTGATGACATCTAGATTTCCATAGTTTGTTGTGCTTATACTTCCACCCAGTTGTGATATTCCTAGTGCTAACGTTTCGTCTACACCATAAACACCTAGGTCATTCTCGATAATGCTCTGTAATGGCTGTCTAAACAGATGCTTTTCTGCAATTCTATCTAGTTCTATAGCCGTAACTGCTAGGTTCATTAATTCTCTCTTCCAGCATACTCTTTCAACCGAAGCCAGACACTCATCAAGTGTTAGATTTTCAACATGTGACTTTTGACAGTCATAAGCAACTAGCGCAATGTCATTAAGTGTGATTCCCTTGTTTTCAAGTCCTTCTACTAATAGTTCGTGCATTTCTTTGTCCGGGTAATGACTGTTTCCTCTTTCCAATTTCGTACCTCCGTTCATCTTCTCTTATACTCATATAGTTTACTACAAATTATTAACGTTGTCAAGCTTTAGACATAAAAAAGCACACAGTTGGGGAATAACTGTGTGCAAAGAAAGAAGGATAATATGAAATATGAGAACATAACTTTCACTAAACTTATATTATCGTATTTCAGTTACCTAAATTTTTATTAGTAGAAATTATTAGTTTGTCAAAGCCCACGCTTGCGTACCTTGCTTTTCATACAAACTTACAGCATTGTTAATTTGTTCCTGAACGCTACCTGTGCCACCATAGAGTAATTGGAACAATCCTCTAGCACTTGACGACGGGTTAGCAGCGTGTACTTGGTTATTTGATTCCCGCCACATGATCCCCTTCCAGTATGAAGCACTTTGACCAGTACGTGACGCCATTTGGCTAGCTACTGCTTGTGCTTCACTATCTGACAACGTTCCGTTAGAAGTACTTACGTTAGTATCAGTATTATTAGACGAACCCATAGAGCTCTGAGTATCTTTTGCAGATGCTTGTGGCTGTTCAGCGGAGATAGCTTTTTCCGGTTGACTATACGAACTAGCCACCGTATTATTAGCTTCGGTAGACGTAGTTACCTTAGTTGGTTGCGTGTTTTCTTCTTTAACAGAGCCTACTTCTAGTTTATCGCCAACAAAGATTAGGTTAGGATTGCTTAGGTTGTTATCACTTGCAATCTTATCTGAGGTTGTACCATACTTACTAGCTAGTTCTGATAAGGTATCTCCTTGATTGACTACCACTGTGCTAGCGCTAGCTGACGTAGTTGACAGGATACCGCCAACTGAGATTCCACCGACAATTGCTAAAATATATGTTAACTTCTTACTTAATAAAATAAAATTTCCTCTTTTCTAGTTCTGTATTTGTTTTCCATCTATACTAGTAATACTAACACAAGTTTATTACGCGGACATATCACAGAGTTCTCGTTTGTGTTACAATTATTACTAATTGTTACAACTAGTCGTCGTCTTCACCATCCATATCCATAAATTCTTTTCTAAAGAAATAAATATAGTGGTCAAGTGACTCTAGTAAGTTGTCAATATGGCTTTGAATACGATGGTCATTTACAGTACCTGCATAGATATATGTCTCATCCACTTGTTCTTCTAGTCCGCCAAGTATGTTGCATGCCCTGAAAACACCAGTATCAACTGATATGAATCCATCTGGCTCGTCTGACGACAACTCGTCATTAGCTGTCACATGGTTAAAGTTAGATACCGGTGGAACATTGTTAAGCGCTAGGTACTCTGCAAAGAAGTCAACCTCGTTGTCTAGGATGTCGAATAGTTCATCAAAGAACGGGTGAACTGAAATAAACCTTTTGCCTTCCATACTCCAATGACATGCTCTAAGTGCTTCCAAAGCTAATTGCAAGTTGCTCTGGGTTCTAAGTAAAGCGTTGGTGTATTCCGTAATATCATCGTAATAGCCATCACTAGAATCCGACTTTACTAGACTTTTAAACACTTCGTTACTCTTAATATACTTTTTATTAACCATAATGCTCTCCTTTCAAATTTAAACAGGTCAACCTATATTGAATATACTATCACAATACACAAGTATTGTCCACAAAGTAAAACATTGAATTTTCAACGCTCTATTTGAAAATAGTTAAAAATGCCTATATACCAACGTGTTTGATTAACAATTGTGAAGATTATATGTCTTTTAGGTTAATATATTAAATGTAGCAGTACAGAAAGGTGGCGGCATTAATGGCGCAGGATTTTAAAGATAAAGACTCACTTAGCCAAGCTGTTTCAGCATTACAGCATGACATGGGTGAAGTTATTCACTCAATGGATACTAACCAGATAAAAACAGGTGATGAAGTTAGTCGCCTGTACGACAAGATAGAATCTGTTAATAGCGCCGTTTCAGACATAAAGCTAGACGTTGATAAGCGTCAAAAGGTGTTAGAAGACAAGATAAACAAGCTAGAATCTGACTTGTCAGATGAGCTGGATGAGAACAACAGTAAGATCACTAGCTTACAGAAAGATATAGGTGATAGCAACAAGCAGCTACTATTCCTAGCAGTGTCTGCAATACTATCCTATTTATTTACTCACTTTGCATAAGTCTAGTAAATCCTTATAATATTGTCTTTTTCAACTAGTATCTTACTATAGAACACAGCATAAAGGAGTTGATATTGTTGAGCAAGAAAATAGCAGGATTAGCCAAGTCTAGAATGTTACTACTTAAGCAGGCCAAATCTAAGCACATCGTTCACATAGGAAATAGAGCTGTTGGTGGATCTCGCCACTGTGCCATATGTGGTAAGTCTCTAACGCGTTATAGTCCTACATTCGATCAATGGGTTGCCTCAGTTAACCACTACCATTTGAACTTAGGCATTATTAGTACTGACATTTGTTATAGCATTCATAATTGTGAGTACCAGTTGCGGAAGAAAGGACGTGACAGTAAATGAATATTATGAGTAGCTTTGAAGAACAACTCAATAAAGAAGCAAGCATAGCTGAAAGCAACAAGACTGATTTAGATACTAGTAAAGACACTCAGGATAAGATAAAGAATGAAATGCTAAAGAGCTTATCCGTCCTAGTCGGTAACTTCTATAAAGATGTTGTTAACGAGAAAATAAAGGCAGACAACATAAAGGACGCTAAAGACATTGCAACTATATATGCTAGTATGCTAGGTCTAGGTACAGAAGATACAGAGACACCTCAATTACCTAAAGGTGCTCGTAATATCCTGACTCAGAACAACACTATTATTAATAATAATGGTGGTAAGCCTATTGACTTGGATAATAATGACGAAGTTACTCAGGCATTCGAAAAACTGTCTAGTAGCGACGTTCAAGACTTGATTAACAAGCAACAAGTTGAGAAGAATAGAGAAAATAGTGAAGAAGTATAAAGGGGGATAAATATGGATAATAAAATTAATAGAGTCAGCAACACTATAAATGTTACTGGTAAACAGCTAGTCGATATGGCTAGAGATATGTTTAAGACTGCTAGTCCTAGTATTGTTCAGATACAGTACGTTATGAATATGCTACAACCAACTAGCTATCTTCTACAACATCATAGGGTTAAAGGGCACCCTTTAACATATACAGTCGCTAATAAAGATACTACTAGGGCTTTTTCTCACCGGCCTTGGCAAATTGACGTTGTAAACGACCAGTATCGTGAAAAAACTATAATAAAGAGCCGACAGCTCGGATTTTCCGAGGTTGGTGTAAGTGAAATGCTATGGTTCTGCGATACTCATTCTTATGATTCTGTAAATGTGCTCTACACTTTTCCGACACAAGATCAGATGCAGGATTTTGTAAACTCACGTATTAACCCACAGTTCGAAAGTGGGTATTATAGTACGTTAATTAAGAATAACGACTCAGTTAAAATGAAACAAATTCGTAACAGTAGAATGATGTTTCGTAGTTCTAGTACTGGTAAAGCACTAGAAGGTGTCGATGTCGATGGACTTTCATTGGATGAGTACGATCGCCTAAACCCAACAGCTGAAATATCAGCTAAAGAATCACTATCTTCCTCAAAATACGGACTTTTGAGAAGATGGTCAACGCCAACGCAGCCAAATATGGGGATCGACTTAAAGTATGCTGAATCAGACCAGCGCAAGTGGGTGTATAGGTGTCAGCACTGTGGACTAGTACAACAACTAGACTACGAGAAGAACATTAAGTTAATCAACAAGGACGGAATAGACCTAATTGGTAAGGTTATAGATGAAGGAACCTATCAGTATGTTTGCAGAAAGTGTGGTAAGCCTATTGATAGATGGTATTCTGGATTCTGGGATATTACCGCACCACGTTCAGGACGTGCACACGGTTATGAAATATCACAAATGGATGCGGTCTGGGTTTCAGCAAGCCAAATGAAGCAGAAGGAACTAGAAGCCCCCAGCAAACAATTCTTTTACAATTATTCTCTGGGCCGCCCGTTCCAAGATACTAGTAACACTCTATTCGAGCAAGACATAACTAATCATATTAATTCATCTGTTTCTAGAATGGAAATGAGAGACGATTACAGACTAGTTACTGTAGGTATAGACTGGGGACAACACCAGCACTCAGTTGTTGTTACTGGTATGAAAGCCAATGGACGAGTTGACCTAATTGGTTTAAAGAGAGTAGACCGCTCCGAGGGTGTCAAAAATATAGAACGTGATTTGTATCAGATAGTTAACTATCTTAGGCCATTTGAACCAGACCTAATTCTAGCAGATATTGGTTATAATGGTAACTACAATGACAGATTGACACAAGTATTCGGAAAAGAAGTTGTCTACGGGGTTAAAGTTAGGTCTGCTAAGTCTAACGGTGACTATAACGCACACTTTAACGACGGTGTGTCAACAGTAACTATTGACAAATTAACTCAAAACCTAATAGCAATCAACTCGATTAAGGCTGGAGATATTAACTTCTATAACCCTTATGACACTGACCTACAATTATATGCTAAGCATTGGGGGAACGTTGTCATTAGGCAGGAAGAGTCTAAAGACGGTAAGTCTGTCGAGACAGTTATAACTAGAAAGGGGCCGGATCACTATGCACAGAGTTTCGTCTACTCCCTAGTTGGAATGAGAAGGCTTATAGACGAGTTACGAGAAAACCAGCAGAACTCGCCTCTGATGACTGCTCCACTAGAAATTGACAGCAGTAGTAACCCCTATGCACCAGAAAGAACTAAATTGCAAGAAGAACTAGGCGTTGTCCCTCATCAAGACAACTTTACACCTATAATTTAGCTTGCACTTTGACAAATTGGACTAGCCTTGTGCTAGTCTTTTTATATGGTATTAAAGTTTATCAATAGAAGGAGGATACTAGCTTGGCTATTTTAAAAGATTTGAGAAATGCTTTTAGCTTGTCTAATAAAAAGTCTACTAACTATATCGAACTAGGGGACTATGACAAAGATATAGTTAATAAGGCTATTCGACCCGGACGAGCAAGTGCACGAGACACAGTTGATGGAATAGACATTGCTGACGGAAACGTTGCCGGTCAGTATAGTGTTGCATCAATATCTGACGTTCTTAGCACTAAGAAACTTCTTAAAGCCTATGCTGACAATGACATTGTTCAGGCTATTATCAGAACTAGGACTAATCAGGTACTTACTTATAGTAACCCTAGCAGATATAATAGAAATGGCGTCGGGTTTAAAGTAGAGCTTAAAGACGCAACCAAAGTAATGAGCAAAGCACAAATTAAGCGTGCACACGAGATAGAAGACTTTATTTATAATACTGGCTCTGAATACTATGAATGGCGGGACACATTCCCTAGGTTATTAACTAAGATAATCAATGATATGTACGTTCAAGACCAGATAAACATTGAAAGAATATTTAAGAATGACTCTAATGAGCTAGATCACTTCAACGCTGTAGACGCTAGTAAGGTGGTTATATCATACTCGCCTAGAAGTAAAGACCAACCTAGAAAGTTTGAACAGTTCGTTAGTGAAACTAAATCTGTTAAGTTTTCAGAAAGAAATTTGACATTTGTTAATTATTGGAACTTATCTGATACTGACAGACGTGGTTATGGCTATAGTCCTGTTGAGGCTAGTATCCCATTGATTAAAGCTATTTATGACACTGAACAATTTAATGCTAGGTTCTTTAGTCAGGGTGGTACTACACGAGGAATATTAGTAATTGACCAAGACGGAGACGCACAGGCTAACCAAATGATGCTTGCTGGTATTCGTAGACAGTGGACTAGTCAAGGTAGCGGACTAGGCGGTGCTTGGAAGATACCTATTTTAGCTGCTAAAGACGCTAAGTTTGTTAATATGACCCAGAATAGTCGTGACATGGAGTTTGACAAATTTTTAAACTTTATGATATATGATACTGCAGCTATATTCCAGATGCAACCAGAGGAAATAAACTTCCCTAATAACGGTGGATCTACTGGTAAGTCAGGAACCAAGTCAGTCAATGAGGGATCCACTGCCAAGGCTAAGCTAGAGTCGAGTAAGGACAAAGGGCTGACACCTCTACTTAGCTTCATTGAACAAGTTATCAATGATAAGATAATGAGATATGTCGATACAGATTACCGTTTTAGCTTCACACTAGGTGATGCACAGGACAAGCTACAAGAAGAGCAGGTTTGGAAACTAAAACTAGCTAACGGATACTTTATCAACGAATACCGTAAAGACCATGGTTTAAAAACAGTCGACGGTCTAGATGTTCCCGGATTTGTTGGTTCCGCAGAAAACTTTATTAACGCAACTGGGTTTGGACAACCTAACGTTCCAGACAGTAGTGACGATTCAGGTAGTGCTTTAGGAGAACGAGAACGTCAAGAACGTATTCAACACAGCAAGGACTATGAAAAAGGTAAGGACGACCCAAAGAGTCCGCTACCTAAGCCTTCTGAAAGTGACGATGTATCTAATAATGAGGACGCTGATACGTAAACCATATTAGTAAGTTACACAAATTTTAGTTGATAAAATAAAGGAGTTGTTTATACAATGGAAGAATTTAATATCTTTCTACCTTTCGATGAAGTATCTAAAAGTAAGAAATCAGATAAAGGCGGAAAAGACTATGTTACAGTTGCTGGATATGCCAGCACGCCTGCTTTAGACTTTCAAGGAGAGAAGATTGACCCAATTGGTCTAGACCCAAGTTATCTTCTTAATAACGGTTATGTCGATTATGAACATAATTCAGATATTGTTATTGGTGTCCCCACTGACAATAGCTATGTTGACCCAGAAAAAGGGCTTTATCTAGAAGCAAACCTGTTTACTAACATGCCACAAGTTCAGGATATTATTAAGCTGAATGATAACCTTAAAAAGACTGACGCTAAGCGTAAACTTGGTTTTTCAATTGAGGGACAAGTTCAGAAAAGAAATGAAAATAACCCAAATGTTATTGAAAGTGTACTAGTCACTGGTGTTGCGGTAACTAAGAATCCTGCAAACCCAGAAGCAACTTGGTCAATGATTCAAAAGTCTAACGCCCTACAAGCTGGTTATGGAATTACTCCAGAAACACAGCACAACGGGGCGGCAAACCGTGCAGAGTCGTTCAGCAGCAAGATTGTTAACCTAGCGGCCGCTATGCACCACCTAAAAGAAGATGGCCTAGATATTACAGACGTCGCTAAATCTGTCGCAGAGTCCCTTGATCAACGAGGGGTTAAAGATGACTTAGTTGCACAGCTATTTCTACAGATATTCTCTGGAAACAGCAGTGCTGAGGCTCAGGGTATTATTGGCAGTATATCTGGTGGTGAGGTTAAAGCAGCTACTAAGTTTGATGACAGTCGGACTCCAGATGGTGACGACAATCTAGCATAAGACCTAGATTAATTTGAAAAATCGTAATATATAGTTAAACAGTAAATAAATAGGAGCGTGTAAAAATAATGGGAAAGTTAAGCGAAGCGTTACAAGCAGCTAAAGACCTAGAAAGCACACTAACAAATTCTGATACGAATGGTGGTTCCGTATCACCAGCCAAGCCAGAGGGTGAAAAGCCTAATGGTGAGAACACAGGAAAAGTTGATGCAAAGCTAGACGGTGAAAAGCCAAAAGATAGTGTTTCTAAAGACGTTGATGATGGAGACGTTGTTGAAGAGTCAGCTAAAAAGGATACTAAGAAGGAAGACGGTAAAATGGAAAAATCAACCGAAGATAGTTTTAGTCAATTAGCTTCAAAGTCATTAGACTTACTTTCAAAAGCTAATGAAAAGATTACAGATTTAACTAGCAAGTCATTTGAACTAAACGCACAATTAGAAAAA